CTTCCTACTCGTACTATCTTTCCATCTGCAACGGCTCCACCGAATACGTGGCACTCACAGCGAGAACCTGGTCGGCTGGAACTGCTGACCGCACCATTATGCTTTCCCAGACGGAACGCACTGACCTGTTGGATGCGATGGCAAGCATCAAATCTTTCACGGCAACCATCAAGGTGGTCACCAAGAGTGGAACAACACAGATCGGCAGCACTTCGTCCTGTTCCTGTACCGTGCAAACCACCGAGGCTAATTCCGCACCAACGATGACTTCGTTTTCCTATAAGGACAGCCGAAGTGCTACATCAGCCATTACGGGGAATGACCAACTTTTCATTCAGAGTTATTCCTATCTGTATGTAACTCCCGGAGTTGCCACTGCGAAGAATGGTGCGTCCATCGTTAAGTATGCCGCAACCTGCAACGGCGTCACATACTCCAATACCACAGGAGCGGCGCTAAACCTTTACGGCATTGCAAAATCCGGCACTTTGGATGTGGTGGTCACGGCTACAGACTCCCGTGGCTATACGGTCAGCAACACCCAACAAATCACGGTCATTCCGTATGCCAGACCGAAGGTGTCCGCAATCTCTCTACGACGCACCAACGATATGGAAGCAGAAATGCAGCTTACCTTCAACGGCACTATTTCTCCCATCACGGTGGACGGAACGCAGAAGAATAGCCTTCTGTATGTGCAGTACCGTTACAAGCTGACCAGCGCCACCAGCTACGGCGCATACACGAGCATCCTTGCAAATGTGACCCAAAGCGGGACATCCTTCTCCTATGAGAATTTGGAGCTGTGCAGCCTGGACGCCAACTCGTCCTACGACTTCCATGTTTATATCCGAGACCAGCTTAATACGCTGTCGGCTACCAGTCTGTATTTCACCGTTCCCCAGGGCACACCCCTGGTGGCGCTGCGAAAGAAGATGGTGGGCATCAACACGCCAACCCCGGACTCCGCGCTCCATGTGGTGGGTGATGGTCACTTTGTGGGTGATGTTCGTATTGAGGGTACGCTGACCCCGGATGACATTGACTACTCCTTTGAGAAACCGTATTTCGGCACTTGTGAGACCGATGCAACAACGGCCGAGAAGGTTGTGGTCTGTAGCGACTTTGTCCTCAAAAAAGGAGCATTGATCGCTGTCCAGTTTACATACGAAAACACAACCACCACACCATCTTTGAATGTAAACAGCACAGGTAATATCGCTATCTGCGGTGTTAACGGCTATTATATGTCCGCAAATATGTGGCGTCCGAACCAGGTTGCGCAATTTGTGTATAACGGCTCCTGGTGGATTGCTTTGGATCAGCTTCCGGCAAGTACCTCGTACTACGGTCTTACCAAACTGTCGAATAGTGTCACCTCCACCAGCGGCTCCCTTGCTGCAACCCCTTATGCGGTCAAGTTGGCGTATGACCGAAGCTCCTGGGACAGCATTTCGCTGACCAACGCTCTGGCAATTGCCTACGGCGGCACAGGGGCCACAACAGCAGCATCGGCAAGAACGAACCTGGGTATCACTTGCACCTCGCTGTACAGCGGAACGCTGACCACAGGCAGTACGACCTTTAATTACGGCAGCTACAAAGCCTATGTGATTATAGGACAGCCGAACTCGACCTCTGCCCGCGTGAGCCTATTCATCCCAAAGGGGCAGTTAACTACAACCGCCACCACATACCAGTTGGCCGATGAAACCAACTATTACACCTTCAACCTGTCTTATTCCAGCAGCACGGTCACTTTGGCTTACAAGGGACGCAGCGGCTCTGGGCAGATTTTGAGGGTGTTTGGTGTGAATTAAGGAGATTGCATCATGAAAGTATTACTGGATGACAAGGGTTTCATCCAAAGTTATGCCCTTATCGGTGACCTGGTGGACGGTATTGAGGTGCCGGACCCGGAAGATGCCGATTATTTTGCAGAGCATTTCGCTTCCTTCAAGGTTGCGGATGGTGCTGCGACCTTTGATGAAGAACAGGAAAAAGCACTCCAGAACGAGGCGGTTCTTGCGGATCTCCGCGCCCGCCGGGAAACGGAGTGCTTTTCTGTTATCAATCGCGGTCAGCTTTGGTACGAGGGTGTGTCCATCGCACAGCTTCTGGAACTGCGTGAGTGGTACAAAGCATGGCTGGCGGTGACGGAAACATTGACCGTGCCAGAAAAACCGACATGGCTTGAATAAGGGAAAGGAGGACAAGGCTATGGATCTTTCTGCATTGGCGGCAACGATTACGGCTCTGGGCGTGGTGTTCGGAGCAATCTTTGCTGTCCACAAATGGTTTCTGAAACAGGAAAAGCAGGACAAGGACATCAAGGCCATTAAAGAGGAGCAGACCGTATTGGTTTACGGCATTCTTGCTTGTCTGCAGGGCTTGAAGGAACAAGGCTGCAACGGTCCTGTGACGGATGCCATCAACCAAATCGAGAAGCACATCAACAAACAAGCCCACAAATAAGAAATGGAGGAAATTATCATGACTGACTTTACTGTAATCCCCGCACTGGTGGCCATTGTGTACACCATTATCGACATCACCAAGACCGCTCTGGGTGGTGACGAGAAATTCAAGCGTTTCATTCCGCTGATCGCTTGCATTCTCGGCGGCATCTGCGGTGTAGTGGCTTTCTACTTCGTTCCCGGCACGATGGGTACGGAGAACCTGCTCGTCGCCATCATCATCGGCGCTGCCAGCGGTCTGTCTGCAACCGGTACCAACCAGGTGGCAAAGCAGCTCACCAAGACTACTCAGGAGGAGGTAACTGACAATGAATCTGCATAAGCTGATCCTGACCGAAAATGCCTGCTACAAGGCAGGTCGCAAAATCACCGTCAAAGGCATCATGGTTCACTCCACCGGTGCCAACAACCCCAATCTCAAGCGTTATGTCGGACCCGACGACGGTTTGCTCGGTGAAAACCAGTACGGTAATCACTGGAACACCTATCATCCCGGCGGCAGAGAGGTCTGCGTCCACGGTTTCATCGGCAAGCTGAAGGATGGCACCATTGCCACCTATCAGACTTTGCCTTGGGATCACCGTGGTTGGCACGCCGGCGGTTCTGCAAACAACACCCATATCGGCTTTGAAATCTGCGAGGACGGCCTCACTGATGGCACCTACTTCGGTAAGGTCTATCAGGAGGCCGTTGAACTTTGTGCCTACCTCTGCAAGCTGTACGGTCTGACGGAAAAGAACATCATCTGCCACTCCGAGGGCTACAAGCAGGGCATCGCCTCCAACCACGGTGACGTTATGCACTGGTTCCCCAAGCATGGCAAGAGTATGGATACCTTCCGTGCTGCCGTGAAGGAACTGTTGGCTGATGATGCCGCCGAAGATGACGCCACCGATACTGAGGTTACCTACCCCGAAAAGCTGACCACGGGCTACTACCGTGTTCGTAAGACTTGGAAAGACAGCAAGTCGCAGGTCGGTGCATATCGCATCCTTGCCAACGCAAAGAAGGCTGCGGATAAGAACCCCGGCACTTATGTGTTCAGCAATGATGGTGTTGCCATCTATCCTGCGGACGAGCCAGTGGTAGAATACCGCATCCATACCGTGGTCAAGGGCGACACCCTCTGGGAGATTGCCAAGGCATACCTCGGCAACGGCGCTCGTTACCCGGAAATCAAAACCCTTAACAATCTGACCTCTAACGTCATCTACAGCGGTTGGAAGCTGAAGATCCCCAACAAGTAAATACCCCACAAAACACGAACTCCTCACTACCTTTCACGGGTGGTGAGGAGTTTTTTCTTTATTAGAAAAACTGAAATTTTACGTTTTTTTCGTTTACTTTATAGTCGTATGACTTCTTGATATTATTGCGTGGAAGCATCTTATTGTCTCGATTTTCTTTACCATTGAACATTTTTAGAAAATGCATGGTATAATGGTTCAAGCAAACGAACCGATGAACGGAGGTGTTGGCATGGACGAATGTGCAAGACAAAGGAAGCTGTTGGCTACTGAGTTTTCCGAGTACAGGAAAATTTTTATCGCATTGGGCGATGAAACACGACAGCAGCTTTTTATCACTTTGTTATCTAACGATACGGTAGGTATGCGAGTACCGGATATTACTGAAAAAACTCATTTATCAAGACCTGCGGTTTCCCACCACCTGCAAATTCTGAAAGACGCCGGTCTTATCAGTATGCACAGGGTCGGAACAAAGAATTACTACTATGTGGATTCTGCCGAAACCTGCTGGAGTGGTCTCAAGAGATTGGTAGACCATGTGGATGAGGTCGTTCAAGCCGCTAACAATAACGGTTATCCCAATTTCAAGGAGGAATAAACATTATGACAATTTTAGAAGCAATCAAGGCTCGTCATTCCGTCAGAAGTTATCAGGCAAAGGCGATCCCGCAGGAAATCGTCAATCAGTTACAGACGGAAATTGATATTTGTAATAAAGAAAGCGGACTGAATATTCAGCTTGTTACCAATGAACCGAAAGCCTTTGACGGTTTTATGGCTCATTATGGAAAATTCAGCGGTGTTCAGAACTACATTGCATTGATCGGTACAAAAGCAGCTGATCTGGATGAGAAAGTTGGTTACTACGGCGAGCGTGTAGCTCTATTAGCTCAGAGTCTGGGGCTCAACACCTGTTGGGTTGCCATGACATTCTCCAAAGGAGTTTCAAAGAAGCACTGCAAAATCCGCAATGGTGAAAAACTGGCGCTTGTTCTTTCTCTCGGATATGGCGAAAACCAGGGCGCAGTCCGCAAATCCAAGTCCGTCAGCGAATTAAGCAATTATACTGCCGGTATGCCAGAGTGGTTCAAAGCAGGTGTGGAAGCTGCCATGCTTGCACCTACCGCCATGAATCAGCAGAAGTTCCGGCTGACCCTGAACGGCACATCCGTAGAAGCAAAGTCCCTCGGTGGCTTCTACTCTAAGGTTGACTTGGGTATCGTGAAGTACCACTTTGAGGTGGGTGCCGGCAAAGAGAACTTTAATTGGAAATAATTCTCAAACACGTTGCTCCTCGCTACCATTAACGGTGGTGAGGAGTTTTAATTTGGAAGTGTAAAAATCTACTATTCCGAGTAAATTCACAATACTAAAGGCTTCTGCCCACCGAAAACTTTCCTTGGTGGGCAAATTTCTTTGCTCAAAATCCGCCAAAGCGGGTTGCTCGTTTCCATTTGGCACTGAGGAGAGAACTCCTCAGAAGGAGGACCTGCTATGACGGATTTACAGAAAAAGCAGATTGTGGCTATGCGCCAGCAGAACGCCACCTATGCAACCATATCCGATGCCCTGGGCATCCCACAAAGCACCATAAAGACTTATTGCCGAAAGATCGGCTTGATGGGTGACCGTACTCCGAGCAAGCCTGCCTGCAAGAACTGCGGTAGCGAACTGATCAATACCCCAGGAGCCAGACCCCGGCTTTTCTGTTCCGACCACTGCAAGCAGACCTGGTGGAACAAGTATCGCAGGGATCGTGTCAGCACAAAAATTCTTCCGCACACTTGCCCAATCTGCGGAAAAGTCTTTGCAGACTACAGCGGTGCGAATCGAAAATACTGCTCCCAAGAGTGCTACAGAGAAAGGGGCGTGCATGATGGACAGTAAAACCTTTCAGGCGCTTATGGGCTATAAGTCGGCAATGGCGCAGGCTCGGCTAATGCGGTCAAAAGGGCTGATTACGGCCGAGGAATACGGCATAATTGAGACAAAAATGTGCGGGATTTTTGGTATCAATTTTGGCAGTTTATATCGAGATAATGACTGGATAAATGAGGCAAGTGACGGTAATATAGCACCTGTAAAGGAGGTGGTATAATGCCTAAAATCGTTACGAAAGTTGCTCAAATCCCCAAGTTACAGCGAAAAAAGCGCGTTGCGGCCTATGCTCGTGTCTCGTCCGGCAAGGATGCGATGCTCCACTCGCTGTCCGCCCAGGTCAGTTACTACAACGACCTTATTCAGAAAGAGGACGGTTGGGAATTTGTCGGTGTGTACTCTGATGAAGCCATCACCGGCACCAAGGAGGCAAGACCAGGCTTCCAGCAGATGTTGGAGGATTGCCGTAACGGAAAAATTGATATGCTGCTCACAAAATCCATCTCCCGCTTTGCGAGAAATACGGTGACGCTCCTTGAGACCGTCCGTATGCTGAAAGCGTTGGGGGTGGATGTCTATTTTGAGGAGCAGAACATCCATACAATGAGCGCCGATGGTGAGTTGATGCTGACCATCCTGGCATCCTATGCCCAGGAAGAGAGCCTGTCCGTCAGCGAGAACCAAAAGTGGCGTATCAAAAAGAACTTCGAGGAAGGTATGCCTTGGAACGGACGGATGCTCGGATACCGAATGCGAGACGGTCAATATTACATCATCCCAGACGAAGCCGAACTTGTCCGCCGCATTTACCGAGAGTACCTGGGTGGTTGGGGTCCGAACCGCATTGCTGCGGGTCTAAATGAGGATGGCATCC